CAGTGGTCGGCAGCCTTGTTGCATTCAAGGCCGCTACAACGGCGTTCGCACTGGTGCGCGTTGTATCCGGCGGCGGCATCCTAAAGATTTTCGAAGTGATCGAAAAGATGCGCGCGGGTGCTGCTGTTGCATCGCTTGGCAAGGTTGCATCGGCCGGCGTGCGTTTGTCTGGCGTGTTCGGCATGGTGGGCGAAACGGTTGCAGCTATCGGCGCAATCGGCGCTGCACCGATCGCGCTGATTGTTGGCGGCCTTGTCGTCGGTGCATTGCTGGTGCGCAAGTATTGGCAGCCGATTAAGGCGTTTGTGGGTGGCGTGTTCCAAGGCATTCGTGATGCCTCTGCGCCCGTGTTCGCTGAAATGGGTGAGGCGCTAGGCGAACTGAAACCCGCGTGGGACGTCGTGGCGGGCGCTGTGGGCGCCGTGTGCAGTTGGTTGAATCGCTTGCTTGCGCCGGTCGATTCGACGGCAGAGGGCTTGCAGGGCGCGGCAGACGCGGGTCATTCGTTCGGCGTTGCGATCGGTAAAGCGATGACGTTCGGCATCGGCGTCATTGCCGATGTCGTGAAGTGCGTGACGTGGCTGGGCGAAGGAATCGGCAATGTCGCCGGCTTCACCGTCGTGAATTTCGCGAACGCATGGGACAAGGTGAAAGCGACGGTCGGCGCTGCCGCTGATTGGATCATGGCGAAGCTGCAACCAATCATCAACGCCGGAAAGATGGTAGGCGACGCAGTGAAGGGCGCGGCGTCAAAGCTGGGCCTGACCGACGACAGCGGCACCAGTTCGAAGCCGAGCGCGCTGCCGGCGGTGTCCGGCCGTCAAGCGCCGCCGATGCCGACCGCCGCGTCGCGTGGATCGTCCGCACCCGTGAGCGTGCAGCAGTCGAACGTGTTTCACATCTCGCAGCATCCCGGCGAGTCGAGCGCAGACCTTGCGAAACGCATCGCTGAAGAACAAGCACGCCGCGCCGCTGTACGTGATCGCGGCAGCATGGCCGACGGAGTTTAAGCAGCATGTCATACAAGGAAATTCAAACCGGCGCGATCGACTATGCGGTGAGTCAGTTTCAGGGGAACAACAGCGGAAACGCGCCCGTTCTCCTGATGCTGGGCGGCTTTAAGTTCTCACTGAACACCGCCGTATTTCAGGAAATGCGGCGGCTCACTTCGTGGCGTTGGCCTGCCCAGGAACGCATGGGTGGGCTGGACGCGTTGCAGTGCACCGGCCCCGGCGAAGACACGATCACGCTGCCCGGCGTGATCTATCCCGACTTTAAAGGCGGCAATGGACAGCTTGACGACTTGCGTGTAATCGGCGACGCGAAAAGGCCCGTGCGTCTTATCAGCTCAAGCGGCCAGATTTTGGGCTTGTGGGTGATCCAGTCTGTCGAGGAAGCTGCAAGCAACTTCAAGGCTGACGGCACGCCGCGCAAACAGGAATTCACCGTTTCAATCAAGAAATTCAGCGATGGCATTTAACTACAAAACAAGCGACGGCGACGTCGTCGATTTCATCACATGGCAGCACTACGGCGTCGAAAGCCCAGACGTGTTGCGCGCGGTGTATGACGCAAACCCCGGCCTAGCCGATCAGGGTGCCGTGCTACCACGCGGCCTGACGGTTGTGCTGCCCGATATTTCGCAACCGTCGACGCTTACGACGGGGGTGTCGCTGTGGAGCTGACGAACATCGCGCCAGAATTCCGCGTACTGGCGAATGATCAGGACGTAACAGCGAAGCTGCGCGAACGCCTGAAGTCCATGCGGCTGACCGATGAAACCGGCACCACGTCAGACACGACTGAAATATCGCTATCGGATCATGACCCGGACAACCCGATCGAAGTGCCGCCGACTGGCGCGGAGTTGAAAGTCTTCATCGGCTATGACAACAGCGCTCGATTCATGGGCTTGTATATCTGCGATGAAATCGAACTGTCTGGCTATCCGGGCGAAATGGCGATTCGCGCACGCGCCGCACCGTATGACAACAGCGCGGGCGGCAAGCAGAACATGCAGACGCAGAAAACGCGCAGCTGGCCGAAGGGTACGACGTTGGGCGCGATGGTGAACCGCATTTCCGGCGAGCATGGCCTTAAAGCCGCCATTTCGTCGGAGCTAGCTGCGATCAAGCTGCCGCACACTGATCAGTCGCACGAATCCGATATGAACCTGTTATTGCGCATGGCAAAGCGTTACGACGCCGTCGCCAAGCCCGCAGGTGGCTCGCTGGTGTTCGTGCGTCGCGGTGACTCGCGGACGGCCAGCGGCAAAGACTTGCCTCGCATCACGTTCACGCCAGAAGACGGCAACGATTACCGCGTGATCCTGTCGACGCGCAGTGACGCGGCGAGCGTGGTCGCCTACTACCGAGAGAATCGCAAAGCCTCGCGCCGCGAAGTGGCTATCGGCGACGGGGAGCCCGTGATTCGCTTGCGCATGGCCTACGCCGATCGCGTGTCGGCAGAGGAAGCGGCGAAGGCAGAACACCGCCGCCGGTCGCGCGGCACGAAGACGATGACGTATACATTTCCGGGGCGGCCAGAAGTCGGCGCCGAGTGCATTGCGGTCATGACCGGATATCGTCCAGACGTCGACGGCGAATGGCTGATTAAGCGCGTCGAACACTATATCGGGTCGCAAGGTTACAAAACGACTATCGAGTGCGAGCTAGCGAACACGGACAAGGATGTAGAGCAGACCGATGCGGCTCCGGTTGAGGACACCGAGCAAGAGGCAGAAGAGGTCACTTGATATGTGTAGCACCGACCGACTGTGTAACCTTTGTGAAGGGCAGGCCACTATTGAAAACCCGCTAAATGGTCGCTCATAGAACGCCCATCTTGACGCCAGAATACACACGTATTTTGCTACATTGCGAGTTCCGGTAGGCGAACTACCATACCCAGGGGAAGCCCATGTCCCGTACTCAAGGAAGCTCAATGCGCAATGCAGTATTCGCCGGTCTAGTTTTATTGGGGCTGTCGGCTACTGCGGCCGCGCAGACGACTTCGGCATCGGGTTTAGGTCAGGCATGGCCTAACGCTGCCGACGTCAGTGCGAATCCTAACTGGCACGTTTACGTATTCGTTCTAAATGGAATCAAGTATGTTCAAGTCAACGACCTAAACGGTACGGTGCATGCAGCCGTAGGGACCGCTAGCGGATCAACGATCGTTCTGCCGGTGGGCGTCGATGCGAATAATGTCGCGACAACAGGCGCCGCGCCGTCTTCAGCTGAGACGGTTTATCAAGATGCAACCACGACAGTAACGGCAACGCCGCAAAGCAGCGGGTCAACTAAGTTTGTTGTGCAGAGCCTTTCTACGTGCCCGCAGTTGCAATGCAGCGGCCCAGGCTTCTATTAATTCAATGTACCCACAAGCGCACGGGGGCGTCTTCACTGAGCGCCCTCTGTGCGTCATGCAATAGCATCGTTACGCACATGTGCTCGTCGTCTTTGCGTTGATGTAACTCTCCGTCAAAGATACGCGCCTGCTCGCTTAGCTCATTAATATCAAGTCCGCTTGCGCCAAGCCGCACGGCCAGCCGCTTGAGATCATCGGCGTTATGGATTGCGCGAGCCAAGTGCATCACATCTATCGACCCTTCGACGCGCACAACGATCCAGCGCATACGGTTCGTCTCGCCACCCCGCAAACTGACTCGCACGCTTGCACAGCCTATGCGACTGGTGACAAGCACAACGGCCTCACAGACTAGGCGATATGCAGCAGACAACACCGCCGGCTGCATGCGCGTCATGCCACGGCCTTTAATCTCGCACCTGTAGTTAATTCTCGCGTCGTCCAGAGCGCGGCCTATCGTCTCTTGCAACGCCGCAGGCAATCCGCGTTCACGCCATGCAACGGGATGTAGGCTTTCAGCCACTTGGCGAGCATCGCGCACTGCATCTATCGCCTGCTTGTAGTGGTCCTTGCTTCGGATATCTGGATTTAGACGCTCAAGACTTCCCATCAAGCGCGTACCGGTCGTGTATAGCTTCGCTGCCGCATGATCGAGCGAGTGCGCGGCCTGCCGCAAGCGATACTCACCATGCTTGTAGCTCTGCTGCACGATTTGCTGGCTATTAATTGCGCGCCGTTCCTGTGCCTGATGTGCACTGATGCGCGCACCAAGTGCAAATAGGCTTGTGATAGCAACGCCTAGGAATAGCTCAGTCTGGATCGCAGATATGTTGCCGCTTTCTGCCTCGCTTGGCACCATGAAGGCGGCGCAAAGGATCGTCACCGTTCCACCGAGTGCAGCAGCTCGCCAACCGTGGCGCGTAGTGAGCCACACGACAGGCAGAAACATCCCCATAAGTGCAAGCTGTGCATGGCCTAGGTCAAAGCGTGACGCGGCCAGCGCTAGTAATGCCGTTGCCGGGATCAGCACCGTCATACCTTCCAGTAGCAACTTGCTGTCCATGGCACGCCGTAGCTTGTCGCGCCAGTTGCCCGCGCGCAGCTCATAACGCGCTATCAGCGGCCACGGAACAAGCGCTAGGATGGCGAAGTAAAAGCCCGCGAATACCGCGAACGCATCACCAGCAGTAAGCGGCAACGTGTTCGGTTGCAGATGCGCTATTGCCATTGCCGCACATGTGTAGACAGTGAGTGCAAGCGACGTTGCTAGCGCGCAGATAAGCAGCGCTTTGATGTTGATCAGGCGGCGACTTGGAAAGAGTGCAAGTCGTGACCGGCAATACCGCACAATGGGCATCATTACTGCAATTGGCGGAATCGCACGCAACGCAACCCAGGCCACGCCGAATTGGTCAAGGCAGGGATAGACGGCCATCAAGTTGGGCACCGACTCGCCAACAATCAGCGCCGGCCAATAGCGATATGGCAGGAACAGCAGCCATAGCAGACGAATGGCGGTACCGGTTGCGAACTCCGTGCGTGTCAGCTGGTGCGCCGCTTCGTAGGTCACTACATACGCAAGAGCGATGACAATCTGTTTTAGCCACTCACGCTGACGAAACCATGTCCCTTTCCCCATGCCGCGTGCCCCTTTGGCGAACTGTGATCCAGCCTTTCTATATCCGCGCATGGCCCATGCTATCGGCCAATTGTCCAATTTTTAAATGGACTCTGTGAAAGCTAGGTGTAACCCGCGTCGCAAAAATCTGCGTCTTGCCAAGGCCGCCAAGGTTTTACGTGAGGCTGTCAGGTGTCGCTGGCGGAGAAGGGGGGTAGGTGGCTTCCTTCGCCTTCGTCGTGCTGTACCTCTTTCCACAGCTCGCCGGCATCCGTGAAGTAGCGATAGCCTTTTGTGTGCTTGCCGTTGTCGTAAACGCCCCCCTCCATGAGAACACCATTAGGCCACCACAAACTAAAGGTGCCGTGGAATTCGCCTTCTTTAATGGTGCCTTCCAGTCTCTTTGATCCGTCTTCGTGCCACTCGCGAATCACGCCGTTTCCTACGCCGTTGTGAAACTCCATCTCGGAGAACATAAGTCCGCTTTCGAGATAGAACCGACGCCAACCCTCTTTTAATCCGTCAACTTCGGACCATTCTTCTTTTACTTGACCGTTCGGCCAATGTCTCTGATGGGTAGTGGGTTCTTTGTTGCTCATGATGCGACCTTAATCGACGTCCTTAGATGACCATGGCGGCGGCATCGAATTGCCTTTCATGCACAAAACAAACCGGTCACTTGCACGCGCCATGCAGGCACGATACCAGCGCTGCGGGTCATCGTCGGGACCAGTGCCCCGCCACAATGAGCAATCAGCCTCATCGGAATTCCGCTGATTGTCACATTTGTCGCGATTGCCGTTATCCCAATTGCTGCCCGTTGCAGGACATGTAGCATCCGGCGCGTGTTCTTCCGCCCAACCCAAGCCACCAGCTGCGGCGGCAGCTGCGGCAGCATTCGCCGCGCCGGCAGCGGCGCTACTAGTCCCGCCGGTAGCGCCCGCCGCACCCATGCCCGCCGCCGCACATGCCGCGGCGTTTACGGGACTCATGCAAGACGCCTGTAAGCCGTTAGGGTCAACCTCCATTAAAGGGGTGTTGTCGGTAGCGGAGTAGGTGTTAATCCCTGCTGCCAAACCCTTCGGGTCGCTCTGCAAGAATCGCCATGTCGCGGTATCGCGGTAACGCTGGCCGTTGTAGTTCAGGCCCGTTTCTAGGTCGTAATATTCGCCTGATCCGCGCACGTTGAGCGTGTAGCCGTTTGACGTCGGCGGTAGTTCTTCGAACGCATTGCCTTGGTAGGCGTATTGCCAGATTACGTTGCCAGCGCTGTCGCTTACAGCGCGCGGCGTGCCCTGGTGATCCGTAGTCACATAGCTAATAGTGGAGGGCGCCGCTGCTGGCTGCGCTGGCGTGTCCATGGTTGATATGAGGGTGCCGCCTAGATAGACGTAGTCGCGCGAGCCATTAGGGCTTGTCTCGTTCACTAGATGGCCCTGCTCATCATAGTTGTAGCGAGTCGTTACGCCACCCTCTGTTTTAGTTATGCGTTGGCCTTTGGCGTTGTACGAATATGTTGCGATGGTAGTCGGCGCTCCCTGCGCGGCGACCTGACTGCTAGCAAGTTGCCCAGCAGCGAATACGGCAAGCATGAGCGCGAGCGCTCCCCCCTTGAAGTCCATTTCGTTCCCCCGATGTCCCTAAAAGCGCAATGTTCGCGTAAAAGAATGTGAGGGTGGCGTGAATTATTTAAGGCGCCCGGCTCAAGCGTGCGCAACATATATTTAAGGTGTGCTATGCATCTCCATTGATCGCCATAGCCCCGTGGACAGGGCAGTGTGGCGGGCCAACTTCGAGCCATTTAGACGTCACCCGCACTGTGTAGCCGCATTCATCGCAGCAAGCCTTGTGCAGACGGGTCGTCTGCTTTTTCGGGCGGCTGCTGGCGGGTTCCTCGCCTTCGCCAGATTCCGGCACCACGACACCACCGCCTTTGCGCTTGGCGACGACGGTCGAGCCCTCACGCCATCGCATCGCCGCGTGCGGCATTGGCCCAACCTGCGGCAAGATTTCGTCGAACCATCCGAGCAGGGCGGGAGTCGGTGGGGCTGCTTGAGTCAACGGGCGAGGGAAGCCAAGCGCCAACGCGACGCGGGCAAACTCGCCCTTATGGCCGTGCTTCAGCCCGACAGCGGCGTGCGCCAGTTCATGCGCCAGTACGAAGGCGACTTCGACCGGGTCGGCCTTGTCCGGGCGAATGAAGATTTCGAAGGTGTTGTCGGCGGATGCCTTGGCGTCCCAGCATTCGCCGATGGCGCCGGACTTGATCCCGTTGGAGGGGAAGCCGACCGCGATGCGGTAGTCGGGCAGTTTGGCGCCGAGTTCTTCGAATGCTGGCGCCATCAAAGCGGCCAGATTATTCAGCCATGTTTCGCGGTTGTCGGCGTGCGCTGCGATTTCCATTCGATCATCCCCTTGCGTTTAAACGTACCGGGGATGATAGGTAGTGAAAGGTGATAGTTCAATAGTTGATTTCGTCACCTTTCATCTGCGCCGGATCGCTGCACAAATAACATTGCGGTATCAGGCTAATCAGTAACTTACGATTGCCTCGCGTACACAATAATTCAACATAAGCTTCTGATTTTACTAGTGAAAATGGTTGACTCTTAATCAATTGGTCGAAAGTTCGAATCTTTCACGGCCCACCAAACGGAACAACGGCTCGCAGTGATGCGGGCCGTTGTTTTTTGTGTCTGCTTGATCTTGCTGGGCATGTCGCGAGCGTCGGCATTTGGGGCACACTTTACGGAATGCGGAGCGGCGGCGGCAGCAGTCGCCTCCATATGCTTGTGCTGGACGGGTGCACAACCGTAAAATGACCCGCTTTGGTACAAGGGAATCATCAACTTAGTGGGGCGTAGGGACCGGATAGGTTGCTTGCGGCGATGTTTTGCCAAGAAAGCCTTGAAAATCGATCGCTTACAAGCGCCTTGCGAGTCGTTGCCATTGCGAAAGTGGCGGAATTGGTAGACGCACCAGATTTAGGTTCTGACGGGGTAACCCGTGGGGGTTCGAGTCCCCCCTTTCGCACCATTATTCCCTCGGGTTTTCATGCAGGTGGCCGGGGCCGCCATGGCGCCGTGACAGCGCTACTAAAGGTTATTCCAGGAGACGTCATGCAGGTTTCGGTTGAGAACGTCGGCAAGCTTGAGCGCAAGCTCACGGTGAAGTTTCCCGCAGAGCGGTTCGAGTCGCAGGTGAGTCAGCGTATTGCGGAGATGGGCCGCACGGTTCGTTTGAAGGGCTTCCGTCCGGGCAAGGTGCCTACCACGGTGATCCAGCAGCGCTTCGGTGCGCAGGTACGTGGCGAAGTGCTGTCCGATCTGATCGGCAGCACGATGCGCGAAGCGTTCGCGCAGGAGAAGCTGCAGCCTGTCGCCAATCCGGCAATCAACACAACCGGCCTGCCTGAGAATGGCGAAATCGCGTATACCGCTACGTTCGAAATCATGCCGGAATTTCCGGAGGTCGACGTCAGCGCGCTAGAGATCAAGCGCCCGAAGGCTGAAGTGACCGACGCCGATATCGAGAAGATGATTGAGACCCTGCGTCAGCAGCGTCGCAGCTTTGACCCGGTCGAGCGTGCCTCGGTTGAGGGTGATTTCGTGATGTTCGAATACGGCGCGGTAGCCGGCGATTATCATTTCCCCGCCGAAGGTCTGGAGCGTGCGGGCAGCGTGCTCGGCTCGGGCACCTTGTTCAAGGCATTGGACGAAGCGTTGACTGGTCACAAGGCCGATGACGCATTCGAGAGCGAGATCACGTTCCCGGAAGACTTCCGTAACGAGCAGCTTGCTGGCAAGACCGCCAAGGTCAGCTTCAAGATCGTCAAGGTGCAGGAGCAGAAGCTGCCGGCAGTGGATGCAGAGTTCGCCAAGCTGTTTGGTATTGCCGATGGCGACCTCGACAATTTCCGCAAGGAGGTTCGCGCAAACCTGGAGCGTGAGCTGAAAGCCACGTTGCTGGCGCGTCTGAAGTCCGAGGTGGCGGAAAAGCTGGCTGACACGCACGCCGAGCTGGAGGTGCCGAACATGATGGTGCAGGCCGAGGCGCGCAACCTTGCCACTGGCAGCGTGCCGCGTGGTCAGCAGCCGCCGCCGCAATTGATCGAGGCAGCTCAGCCGATGGCTCGCAAGCGCGTGATCGCTGGCCTGCTGATGGGCGAGATTGCCCGCAAGAATGAGCTGAAGATCGACCGCACGCGCGTTGCCGAGCAGCTCGCCGCGATCGCTTCGACCTATGAAGAGCCGGAAAAGGTCGTTGAACTCTATAACAACGACCCCCAATTGATGTCTGGGCTGCAGAATCGTGTGATAGAAGATCAGGTAGCCGAGTGGGTGGCGGAACATGCCAAGACCACGGAGCAAAGTCTGAGCTTCGATGAGGTGATGCGTCCGACCGGCGCCTGAGCCTCATTCGTTAGGCTCGATTCAAGCAGGCCCGTTCAGCAGGCACATCAACCGGAGAGTCGTACGCATGGCCATGGACACGATCCAGAACCTCAATTTGGTGCCCATCGTCGTTGAGCAGACCGCTCGCGGCGAGCGTTCTTTCGACATCTATTCGCGCCTGTTGAAGGAGCGAGTGATCTTCCTGGTCGGCCCGATTGACGACAATGTCGCCAATCTGATCGTTGCGCAGATGTTATTCCTTGAGTCGGAAAACCCGGACAAGGACATCCATTTCTACATCAATAGCCCTGGCGGTGCCGTTACCGCCGGTCTGGCGATCTACGACACCATGCAGTTCATCAAGCCGGATGTCAGCACGATGTGCATCGGCCAGGCCTGCAGTGCTGGCTCGCTACTGTTGATGGCGGGTGCGGCAGGTAAGCGTTATGCGCTGCCCAACTCACGCGTGATGATCCACCAACCCTCCGGTGGTGCGCAGGGCCAGGCGACCGATATCGAAATCCATGCGAAGGAGATTCTTTACCTTCGTGGGCGCCTGAACGGGCTCTACGCCCACCATACGGGCAAGCCGGTCGAAGATATTGCCCGGGATATGGAGCGAGACCGGTTCCTGAGTGCCGAAGACGCCAAGGCCTATGGCCTGATCGATGCGGTGCTCGATAAACGAGCCGTCGATTCGGTGAAATCGGCCTGATTCCGGGTCTCATTCAAGGCTGCATGCGCCCTCTGCGTCTGGATGCAGATGCGGGGGGCTGTGTTATTCTCGCAGCGCATTCAGATTTACCAGCAGGATCGAAAGCATGAGCGACGAGCGGCAGGGCCGTTCCAACGACAGTGGCAAGATTCTCTATTGCTCTTTCTGCGGCAAGAGCCAGCATGAAGTGCGCAAGCTGATCGCGGGACCGTCCGTTTTCATCTGCGACGAGTGCGTAGAGCTGTGCAACGACATCATCCGTGAAGAGCTGGAGGAGAAGGCTGCCTCTGGCCGTACTCAGCTCCCGAAGCCGAAAGAGATCATGGAGACGCTCGATCAGTACGTGGTCGGACAGACCCGTGCCAAGAAGGCGTTGTCGGTGGCGGTGTACAACCACTACAAGCGTATGGAATCGCGTCAGAAGAGCGATGACATCGAGCTTGCCAAATCCAACATCCTGTTAATCGGTCCGACCGGTTCGGGCAAGACGTTGCTGGCGGAGACGCTGGCGCGGCTGCTCAATGTGCCGTTCACCATCGCCGACGCCACCACGCTTACCGAAGCGGGCTACGTGGGTGAGGATGTCGAGAACATCATCCAGAAGCTGCTGCAAAAGTGCGACTACGATGTCGACAAAGCGCAGTCGGGTATCGTCTATATCGACGAAATCGACAAGATCTCGCGTAAGAGCGAGAACCCGTCGATAACCCGTGACGTTTCGGGCGAAGGCGTGCAGCAAGCGCTGCTGAAGCTGATCGAAGGTACCTTGGCTTCGGTGCCGCCGCAGGGTGGGCGTAAGCATCCGCAGCAGGAATTCCTGCAGGTCGACACTAAGAACATACTGTTTATCTGCGGTGGTGCGTTTGCTGGGCTGGAGAAAGTGATCCAACAGCGATCAGAGACCACGGGCATCGGCTTCAGTGCCGAAGTGCGCAGCAAGGAACGTACCGAAAACCTGGGCAAGCTGCTGTCGGAAGTCGAGCCGTCTGACTTGGTCAAATTTGGATTGATTCCAGAATTCGTCGGTCGTTTGCCGGTTGTTGCTACGCTGGATGAGTTGGATGAGCCTGCACTGGTGAAGATCCTCACCGAGCCGCGGAATGCTGTCACCAAGCAATTCAAGAAACTATTCGAGATGGAAGGCGCAGAGCTGGAGTTCCGTCCAGAGGCGTTGCAGGCGATCGCCAAGAAGGCGCTTAAGCGCAAAACCGGCGCACGTGGCCTGCGTACCATCCTCGAGCAGGTGCTGCTCGACACCATGTACGAGCTACCGTCATTGGAGCACGTCAGCAAGGTAGTGGTAGATGATGCGGTGATCGAGGGTCAGGCTGAGCCGTACCTGATCTACCGCGGCAATCTGCAGCAGCAGCGCATTGCGGGTGAGGGCGGCGACGCCGCCTGATCTATCGAGCCATTCTGTGACCCACAACGGCCCCGGCGTTCTGCGTCGGGGCCGTTGCGTTTCCGTTGCCAGACATGCACTTGTGCGCAGGCCCTTTAGCCTCCACTTGACGTACTAATGCCCCCGGCGCAGTGTCGGAGGCGAGTGTGTTCCATATCCCCCAAGGGAATTCTTTCGATGGCTAAAAACGCCGCATCCTCCGCCGCCACGGGTACTGTGCTGGACGCGTTGCCGGTCCTGCCACTGCGTGACGTAGTGGTCTATCCGCACATGGTCATTCCGCTGTTTGTCGGCCGCGACAAATCGATGCGCGCGCTTGAGCGCGCGATGGAAGGCGAGCGACAGATCTTGCTCGTGGCACAAAAGAGTCCGGACATTGACGATCCGGCTATCGAAGATCTTCACCAGATCGGAACATTGGCTGGCGTGTTACAGCTGCTGAAGCTCCCGGATGGCACGGTCAAGGTGCTGGTCGAGGGTCAGTCGCGCGTAGCGATCGAGGACTACCATGAAGATGGCGGCATGCTCAGTGCGCGCTCGCGCGTCATCGAGCCTGTCTACAGCGCCAAAGAGCGCGAGTTGGATGTGGTATCGCGCACGCTGATCTCGCTGTTCGAACAGCTGGTCAAACAAAGCCGCAAGTTGCCGCCCGAGGTGCTAGCCACTCTGTCTGGCATTGACGACCCTTCGCGCGTGGCAGATTCCATCGCAGCACATCTATCGGTACGCATGGCCGATAAGCAAAAAGTGCTGGAAACCACTGATGTGGCTCAGCGGCTCGAGCTGTTGATCGGCCTTGTCGATGGCGAAATGGACTTGCAGCAGGTTGAAAAGCGCATCCGCGGCCGTGTTAAGTCGCAGATGGAAAAGAGCCAGCGCGAGTACTACCTCAACGAACAGATGAAGGCGATCCAGAAGGAGCTGGGCGAGGGCGAGGACGGCCCGAACGAAATCGAGGAGTTGCAGAAGAAGATCGAATCCGCCGGCATGCCCAAGGCTGTGCTGGCGAAGGCCAAGCAGGAGTTTGGCAAGTTGCGGCAGATGTCGCCGATGTCGGCCGAGGCGACCGTGGTGCGCAACTACCTCGATTGGTTGGTCGGCGTGCCATGGAGAAAGCGCAGCAAGGTGCGCAAGGACTTGGCGCTGGCACAGACGGTGCTCGACGCCGATCATTTTGGCCTGGAAAAGGTCAAAGATCGCATTCTCGAATATCTCGCCGTGCAGCAGCGCGTGACCACCATGAAGGGACCGATTCTTTGCTTAGTCGGGCCGCCGGGTGTGGGTAAAACGTCGCTTGGTCAGTCGATTGCCAAGGCGACAAACCGCAAGTTTGTCCGCATGAGCCTGGGTGGAGTGCGCGACGAGGCTGAGATTCGTGGCCATCGGCGCACCTATATTGGCTCGATGCCCGGCCGTATCGTGCAGAACATGAACAAGATCGGCACGAAAAACCCACTTTTCGTGTTGGATGAAATCGACAAAATGTCGATGGATTTCCGCGGTGATCCGTCTTCAGCGTTGCTGGAAGTGCTCGATCCTGAACAGAATCATGCGTTCAACGACCATTACCTTGAGGTCGATCTCGACCTGTCCGAGGTCATGTGGATCGCCACGGCGAACTCACTGAATATTCCCGGTCCGTTGCTGGATCGCATGGAAGTGATCCGTATTCCCGGCTATACCGAGGATGAAAAGCTGGCGATTGCGCAGAAGTATTTGCTGCCGAAGCAGCTCAAAGCCAATGGCCTAAAGTTGGAGGAGTTGAGTGTCGGCGAGGACGCGTTGTTGGATATCGTGCGCTACTACACGCGTGAATCCGGTGTACGTAATCTGGAGCGTGAAATCTCGAAAATCTGTCGCAAAGTGGTCAAGCAAATAGCACTGGGCGAGTCTGCAAAGGCTAAGACTGTTAGCAAAGCGAAGGCTAAGAGTGCGGCCGTAAAGACGGCCAAATCAAAGGCTAAGGTTGGTGCTGGACAGGTGCATGTCGATGCGGCCAATCTCGATCATTATCTAGGTGTGCGACGCTTCGACTTTGGCCGCAAGGAACAGCAGAACGAGGTAGGGTTGGTGACTGGCTTGGCCTGGACCCAAGTCGGCGGCGACCTGCTCAGCATTGAAGCCTCCGTCGTGGCTGGCAAGGGGCGGCTGGTGAATACCGGTCAGCTTGGCGATGTGATGAAAGAGTCGATTCAGGCGGCTTTGTCGGTGGTTCGTGCGCGGGCCAGTCAGCTCGGTATCGAGCCGGATTTCCACGAAAAGCTCGATCTACACATCCATGTGCCAGAAGGCGCGACACCGAAAGATGGCCCCAGTGCAGGCATTGCGATGTGCACGGCCTTGGTGTCGGCGTTGACCAAGGTGCCGGTGCGCTCTGAGGTGGCGATGACCGGTGAAATTACCTTGCGCGGTCGCGTGCTCCCGATTGGTGGGCTCAAAGAGAAGCTATTGGCGGCGCACCGTGGTGGAATTACGACGGTGATCATCCCGGACGAGAATCGTAAGGATTTGGCCGATATCCCGGAGAACATTACGGGGTCGCTCGATATCCACCCGGTACGCTGGATCGACGAAGTGCTGGACATCGCGCTGGAGCGTCCGCTGCAGCCGTTGTCAGCACAGGGAGCCGAGCCTGCAGCCGCTGTTGAGACGCCGCGCGAGGACTCGTCGGAGTCGCATACGCGAACGCATTGAGTTGATGTTGTCGCGGTAATATCGAACGGGCAGCGTGCTCCGGCGTGCTGCCCGTTTTCATACAATTGACGAGGTCGTTGCGCTACGTCTTTGTGGTGCATATTGCAAGTGCATATGCATAGTGTCGAATCGCTGAAAGCCTTGGTACTGCTTGTATTGCGGACCCTGAAGGGCACTGGTATAAAGGCGGCACCGCAAATCTGGCGCCTCGTCGCAAAGCGCAGTGCTGCGGGGTCGCGAGGCGGCACCCTCAGGGAGCCTACCAACCATGGCGGCGTCGTCTCGTCCCAGACTGATCACGCGGGCCGCATAAACGTTTAAAGGGAGTGTCTCAATGAATAAAACCGATCTGATCAATGCCATCGCCGAAAAGGCCGAACTGACCAAGGCCGATGCTGGTCGTGCACTGGAAGCCTTCTTCGAGACCGTACAGAAGACGCTGAAGAAGGGTGACGACGTGTCGGTGGTGGGTTTCGGTACCTTCACTGTGCGCAAGCGCGCTGCTCGTACCGGCCGCAATCCGCGCACCAACGAAACGATCAAGATCAAAGCTTCGAAGGTTCCGGCATTCAAGGCTGGTAAGACGCTCAAGGACGCCCTAAACTAAGCAGCTTGTGCTTGGTTTCGGGTGCTTAGCTCAGCGGTAGAGCGTCGCCCTTACAAGGCGAGGGTCGTAGGTTCGATCCCTACAGCACCCACCAGAAATGCGGAGCGGTAGTTCAGTCGGTTAGAATGCTGGCCTGTCACGCCGGAGGTCGCGGGTTCGAGTCCCGTCCGCTCCGCCACAGTTCGCAAGGGCGCCCGTGTGGCGCCCTTGTCATTTACGCACCGCGCGCTTGGCGCGCCAACCATCGGATTGCGGGAAATTCCATGCTTCAGTCGCTTGGTAACAAGATGAAGGGGTGGCCATCGATCATCGTGCTTGGCGTTGCCGTTTTCGCCATGTCGTTTTTCGGTATCGAGGGCTATTTCAGCTCGCAGGTTGAAACCTTCGTGGCGAAAGTCGGCAAGCACGAAATCAGCCAGCAGCAATTCCAAGATCGACTGAATCAGTTGCGCCAGCAAGCGCGTGACCAGCAGGGCGACAATTTCGACGCCAGTGTGTTCGAGAAGCCTGAGACGAAACAGCGGGTACTGGATTCGTTGATTGACCAGCAACTGTTGCTCCAGGCAAATGACGATCTGGGCATGCACGTGTCGGCTCAGGCATTGCGCGACACCATTGCCAATGTCCCGGGTTTTCAGGTCAACGGTAAGTTTGATCCACAGACCTATCGCGTGCTGCTGGCCGCACAGAACAAGACGCCGGCGATGTTCGAGGACGACGTGCGCTCGTCACTAGCGATCAGCTTGTTGCCCGATGCGATCAGCTCCAGCGAGATCATCACCGACGCGGACGTTGATCGATTTCTGGCGCTGCGGATGCAGCGGCGTGATGTGCGTTACTTCACGCTGCCACGCCCGGCACCCGCTGATAGCAATGTTGGTGATGCCGAAATCGAGGTGTACTACAAGGCCCATCAAGCCGAGTTCATGAATCCGGAACAGGTTTCGGTGAAGTACATCGAGGTCAACGGGGCCGATCTTAAGCTCGATACATCACCGAGCGAAGACGATCTCAAGAAGCGTTACGAGGATGAGAAGCAGCGTTTCGTGCAGCCGGAACAGCGCTTGGTTTCTCACATTCTGATCAATGTGCCCAAGAACGCCACGCCAGCCCAGCAGAAGGACGCATTGGCCAAGGCTGAAAAGATTGCTGCCGAGGCTACCCCGGCAGATTTCGCCAAGCTGGCCACCCAGGATTCGGACGACCTTGGTTCCAAGAGCCAAGGCGGTGACCTAGGTTGGCTGGAAAAGGGTGTGACCAATGCGGCCTTTGACAACGCATTGTTCGCATTGCAAAAGGGGCAGATTTCCAAGCCGGTACTGTCAGACGAGGGTTATCACATCCTTTGGCTGCGTGATGTACACAGCGGAGACGCCAAGCCA